AGATTTGCAATCAATCTCGCCGTCTAAATGTCCGCTTTTCAAAACCCGGCGATAGATTGGCTTGTGCGGCGCTGCGGGCTTGGCCGCTTCTTTGGCGGGTTGTGCCTGGGGGCAGTCGCCTCCAAGGCTCTCGCCCTCTTGCGGGTCACAGTTGAAATGAGGACGCGCGGCCAGCGGCTTGTTGTGCTTGTCGTAGCCTTTACAGTTGCCCAAAAAAGCGCAAGGGCAATCGTTCCCTTCCTCGTCACCTACTTTTGGATCGCAGGGAATGACGCGCGAAACTTGTGCCGGTGCAACAGAATAGACTTGTGAAGGTGCAAAAAAGAAAATCGCGGCGAGCACGACCACGGCGACTAGCGCACCAATTACATTCCACATTTGGGGACCCTCTAATTGAGGGTCGCATTAACCATATATCTGGCGCAGATGCAAGGGGTTATTTGCCCTTGGCCGCTTTAAGCGCCAAGCGCCCGAGTTGCGCGATCTGCCGCCGCGTTATTTCTGTAACTCCATCCACGCCGTTTTTGCTCATGGAGCCGATGACCCTACGGCCGATTTCCGCGCTATCCTGACCAGCAATCAATCCCGAGCGGACGGCATTATCGATCCGCGCGAGATCGGTCGTGATGAAATGGACAGCCCATTGCGCGTAAGTGTAGCCCCGCAATTCCTTCGGTGGCGGTTCATCAGCGTCACGCCATTGAAGCTGCGGCGGAAGCTCCGCCTCCATTTCAGGGGTCCAGGGGTCCGGCACTCCGGTCGGATAACAGCTATCGATGTATAAATCGCGAGTGAGATTGAGCCCTCTCTCCCGGCAATACTCAACTATAGGATCAACGTAGGTGGTGGTCATAATAGCAACTTCACTTTCTTTGCTTGTGTAGCACTCTTCACTTTCTTCTTCGCTCGCGCAGTCGCTCGCGCGGCCTTGTCCGAGTCCGTTTGCGCTCTTGCGACCGCTCGTGCCGCAACCCGAGCAGGCGCTGCTAAATCCCAATCGAGTTTCGTTTTACGCGCCACGGCTTGGCGCGCCACATCTTGCATAGCGATATTCCAAACCAACTTTTGCGTCTGCGGTTGCGTCAGTCGGCCGTCGTGATAGCGGCCCCAGGCTTTTTCTATCAGCGCGTTGGCTGCGTCAGAAGTCTCCCCGAGTACGTTTCGTTTCGTGACCCAAGTGATCGCTTGCATCACCTGAGCGTAGGGCACGCCCGTTTCTTTCGCGGCGGCGCGTGTGGCGTCGGCGTAAACGCCGTAGGTACCGGATAGGCCAGTGACCTCCGATCCGCTCGCAGCTTCGACGCCTTTCGGCGGTGCCAACCCAAAGTTTTGGGTCACTGGAGCCGACTTTGCACCGAGTCCCCGTAACAATGCCGCACCGACTTGGTGCGTGTCAATGGTTGTGTCTTGGTTTGGTGAATGGGGGTCTAGGATGTTGTTGAAAAATGATCGCACTTTATGGTTGCCGCCCATATTATCTGAGATGATTTGTCGGTCGCCATTGGACTCTAAACAACGAACAGCATTAGCAACGAACTTGGTCGATTGCCACACCATCGTCGTGGGTGCACCCTCCGGGAATTTCCTATTTGGAAGATTGCGCGCGAGCGGGCCAATATCGCCGTTAGGCAAAAACGTGTGGTATGTTTGCGGATTGTGCGCCTCATCATAGGTTCTGATCCATACTGCCTTGAGCAATGGACTGGATAACTCACCAAGCTTTTTACCCTCCACGTCCCGGCGATACGACTCAAAAAGCTTCACCTTGTCTTTGTACTTCTGCGAGTCCGGGTCTGGCTTTCCAGAACTACCGGCTTTATTGGCGTCCCAAGTTTTCGCGAATTGCGCTCGCATAGCCTCGTCGAACTGATAATGTTGTTTCGTCGCATAAGTGTCCACGACACGGCGAGCCATATCGACGTTCTGGTCCCATTCTTTGTTCGGCGACAAAATTGCGATTGTGCCAAATACGCCGATCTGTGGTAGCCCCTTCGGGAAGTCCGCATTTACGCTATCAGCGGTGGCTTTCTCACCAACCTTGTGCGCGCTCTCGTACCAGATACTCCCAGCGTGCTTTACTTCGTCGCTCGCCTGATTATAGAGGAACACGAGATTGCTCGTCAGGTTCTTGACGATGGCGGTAGCTTGCTCGCGCACAGTGCCTTTCAATTCATCTGATCGAAAATTTGGATAGATCGAAGCATCGTGGAATAGCCCGATATCATGTTCGAAATTTTTCTCAGTAGCCGCGATGACTTTCGGATCGGTTGCGCCGTCGCCCGCCATTGCTGCGACGCTCGGCTGTTTATATTGATCGGTGTCCGCGTCCACACTTGTTGCGATGGCAGTCGCGATCTGTCCTTCATGACCACCCGCGCTACCTTTGAGCGCGAACTTGCCGCCCTTGCCACGTGGATGCGCGCCCTCGTCGAATTCGGTCATCGTAAATCTCCAAGCCGGAAACCTTGCCCTTCAGGGCGAGGAGGAGGCGCGCTGCTGTTCGACGTACCGCTTAACCGTTTCAAGCGTGGCTCCGCCGGTCGAGGCGGCAAAATAGGCCGGGGACCACAGAACACCCTTCCAGTAGCGCTTGGCGACGTCTGGCCTTTCGGCGCGCAGTAGCCGGCTGGACGTACCCTTGATGGCATTAACCAAGACAGAGATCGAGTGTTTCGGTGGGTACTCGACCAGCAAATGGACATGGTCGTTCTCACCGTCGCAGGCGAGAAGTACACAATCCATTGTCTGGCAAACCTTGGCAAAGTGCGCCTTGAGCCAGTCAAGCGCCCGGCCATCGAGGATTTTGCGTCGGTATTTCGTGACGCAGACCAAGTGGACCGTGAGCCGGGAAACGCTATGTCGTTCGCGCCTGAAGCCTTGCATTTTTGACCACCGACCAATACTTCCTGCGTATGATCCTTACATATAAGTTCCGCATCAAAGACGCAATGGTCGGTAAGTACCTCGGGCGGCACTCGCGGGCGTGCAACTTCGTGTGGAATTACTGTTGCGAGATACAGCGCAGGGCGATGTCCAATTACAGGGACGGCGCGCCTAAGCGTCGTTGGCCGTCGCACTTCGATCTTGTCAAGCTGACTACTGGATGTGCTGCGGAACTTGGGCTGCACTCCGATACGGTCAGTCAGATTTGCAAGCAGTTTGTAATCTCGCGCAACGCCGCCCGCCACGCCCCGCGCTTTCGCGCCAGCGGTGGGTCGAAGCGCGCACTCGGTTGGCTGCCATTTATCAAGCGCGCTGTACGTCTCGAAGGCGCACATGTCGTCTACCTCAAACGGAAATTCCACTTCTGGAAATCGCGGGATATTCCCGACGACATCAAGGCCGGCTGCTTTACTCAGGACGCTCGCGGGCGCTGGTATGTCTGTTTCCAGTGTGAGGTTACCGATGACCTGCCGACCGGCAACGGAGAGATAGGGATCGACCTTGGATTGAGGACGCTGGCGACGTGCAGCAATGGCAACACTGTTCCGGCGCTTCAGCACTATCGCAAGTACGAGGTCGCGCTCGCCGTTCAACAGCGCGCCGGCAACAAGTGTCGCGTCAAAGCCATCCACGCAAAGATTGCGAACGTCCGAAAGGATCAACACCACAAGGCGACTACTTCGATAGTTCGCCAAAATCGGCTTATCGTTGTCGGCAATGTGAGCGCCGCCAAACTTGTAAAGACGCGGATGGCTAAATCCGTACTCGATGCAGGATGGACGACGTTCCGCAATCAGCTCCGCTACAAAGCCAGCAGGCACGGGGCTCGGTATGTAGAAGCCGACGAGCGATGGACTTCTCAGACGTGCTCGTGCTGCGGGTGTATTCCCGACAGCAGTCCGAAAGGTATGGGCGCGCTTGAAATAAGACATTGGGTTTGTTCAGACTGCGGCACTTCTCACGATCGGGATGTGAACGCAGCGCTAAACATTCTCCGTGTCGGGCGGGAACGTCCGCCTCCGGTAGTGGAAATCCCTGGCCTTTAGACCGGGGAAGACGTTAATAGGATTGATCCCGCAAAAGGCGGAAGGCAGCTTTGATGGCTTTGGTCCGAATGCGTGTGATCTTTTTCATGAGTCGGTCAGCGACCCGCATCGCATCATTGTAGCGCTGATGATCAAGTCCGGCGGTATTCAAAAGCCCGCGCTCGATCACGTCGCGCAATACAAGCTCTGATTTATCGATGATCGCGAGCGCGGTATTCCAGGTTTTGGTTATTCGAGCCAGGACTTTGGCAGCGTGAACTTTCTGCGCATAGGCGCTGACAGCTTCCAACTTCGCCATCGTCTCCGGGCGCACGGGATTAGGCACGCGCGGATGCTTCGCTACCCACGCAGCGCGGTGCTTGGCGCGGATATTTTTGGCGTGGTCATGACCGCCTGCTTTTGTGAGCCAATGCGGTCCGCCACTATGATCATTCAAATCTACATCGATCATACCGGGTATGCCTCTTTTTGCAGCTTAACATAGTCCGCAGAAGAAATCTCCCCTATAAGCGGCCCCTTGGTGGAGACGTCTTCGTACCCATTGGTACATCCTCAAACGACGGTGCCTTGTCAGACCATGCATCCCAGCCACGCCAGGATGTGCCAGTGACAACAACTTCGTGCTCGCTATGGACATTTACGCCGTAGGCTGGAACTGACAGGACGGCCGTGCGCGGTACCTCAGCGCGTAGCACAACGCGCCCGCGAGTCGGAGTTTCTTCTGCGGGATGTATCTCCACCCACGCTTTGGCAAAAGAGCCATACTGTTTTGTAAGGGCTTCCATTTCCGTCCCACTCAAATACGATACGGCTTCATGAGGTGTAGGAACCGCCTGCACTTTTTGGATCACGTCGTGTAGTTTGATCGCGTTGGCATCGTGACCATGAATAGCACCAATTGCGTTGTAGAGGCTTCCATATTCAGCGATGAGAGCTTTTTGTTGTGGCTCTCCTGATTTATCCAGAAGCGTGGAGACTTCCATTTTAGGTTGCGCTTTTATAAAAGAAACCCCAGTTTCTAAATCCGCAGCAGCCAATTTTTTACCTGCGGCTCCGGCAGGTATCACATCTTCTGAACGCGTGTGCGGGTAGCTCATGCCGCGATAGACCTGGACAATCGGTGTGTCGGCCTTATCGAGCATGTATTGTGTAGTTTCCCATTTCGCCCGGACCGCTGCTTTGACACCCTCGTAGCCGCCAATGCTGGCAAAGTTCATGTTGGCGTATTCGATAGCTTCGTCCCGGCTGATACCGTTGGATGCATTGTTCGCCGTACCGCCCCAACCGTTTGCGACACCTAGATCAGTGGTAGTTGAAGTAGCTCCGTTACGCACGACGTTCATTTCAGGAAGTCTCTGATAGCTGGGAGCGCCCGCACCACTCGCGCCTACTGCGGGGTATCGAGATACGGTTTCACTTTTCAGCTTCGCCGGATTACCCTGAGTCGGCAACGTACTCGGTTGTGGACCTGTTGTTGCTTTCCATTTGCCGTCTGGCTGCTTCTGAATTTCCGTGCCGTCGTGAAGTTTTAATTTGCTGCCTAAAGCATGCAACATGGGGTTACTATCCAGCGATATTTCAGTCCCACTGAATAACGTAACCTTTTCGCCGAGCGGCGGCTGCTTCCAAGTAGGGGGGTTCTCTATAATTTCCTGAGCTTTTTGTTTTTGTTCGAATGATGTATCAGGATCAGATTTTGCCGCCTTTGCCATCTCGACTGGATTGCTGCTTGCCTTTAGTCCCGCTGAAAATTCCTCTAAGGTACCTGTTTTTGCGATATCGCTTTTCGCAAATGCGCTATACTCCACCGCCATATCAGGATTTTTTATCGCTTCCCTGAGTCGGCCGCCAAGCTCGTCAGCCGATGCAACCTGTAGGAGCCGCCCCTCCGCTCCGGTAGAGCTTCCCTTCCAGCCGGACCATAATCGTTCATCTGATTGCTCAATAGCCTCAAGCGTCGGGGTAAGAGGATGTGCTTCCTCACTATACTTGGTATCAGTCCCCGGCACCGCCGCATGTGTGAGAACCGGATCGCCCCTTTGATTTAGAGTCTGTACGCCACGCTGCGCCATGACTTGAACGGCGCGGTTATTGGCGAGATATTTCGCCATTCGTTGCGTGCGAGTGTAATTTCCTGCGCCCTTATCGTTGTCTTGCATCGGGTTCCAGGTCGTGGGTATTAAAAGTGGCCCCTCGTCCTTCGGTTCAGGCTTCCCCGGCTTCTCATCATCCACGAGATCAGTATTATTTTTGACCCATTGAAACTTATCCTTGTCGCCCATTTGGTCCCAATCTTCAGCTACCAGGTCATTAGCGCTTTCCGAAAGATAATCGGGAGCCTCCATATTGCTTGTCTCTTTATCTGTTTTTTCTATGAATGCGTCAGTGATGGCTTCGGTGATGTCTTTGCGCATATCCTCAGTGAGCGAGCTTTCTGGTTTCACCTCTTCAATACCAGGAAGCGTCATTTGATCGGGATTGAAATTGTTGTGAGGGTGCTGCAATTGACTGTCGTCAAATCCGACTTCCAGATATTTTTCGGCTAGACTTTTTGAACCATAGCCCGAGCCAGAGGCTGAGTCATGATCGAAATTCAATGTGATTGAGTCGAGCAATTCTTGTGCGGTGTAAGGGATGGCGGGCTCGCCGTCCTCGATCCGCTGCGCGAGATAATCTGTCAAGAATTCCGCTTTCCAGTCGTCATCTTCTGCGACCTTGGCTGCTGCCTCCGCAGGCGCGCCATTTTCTGACCAGTTATTTTGCTCGCTTTCTAGGGCTTGTTCATAGTTTGACTCTTTGTATTTATCCCCTGCCTGTTCTTGTAGATCGTTATTCATCTCATCCCAGGACTCCGGACTCTCCTCGTCCTCGGGTTCGTCCGTACCTTTGAAACCAGGCGCATCTTTACCGTACAATGCTGTGGATGCCGCTTGAATTGAGCCATACTTGCTGATAAGCGCAGCCGACTCAGTATCGGACAAGCTATTTTCTAAGTCGTGAAAATTAGCTGTAGTGTTTGCTTTTACTGCGGCGCTTACTTCGGCATCATCCGAAGGCGACGGTGCTTTGGCCGCCGTCTCGACAAGAGCGTTCAGTGCCGGACGCGCTGCCTCATACTCGTTTTCGAGTCGGGCCGCAGTATCCTTGTTCCATTGATCGCCGCCGACATCGAGCACGCGCGGATCGACGAGCGGCTCGACAGTGCCGCCCGCGCTGACTGCCCACCGGCCGTGCTCACCACGCGGATGCTGGCTTTCGTCAAAGGGCATGTGACTTACTTTCCGGGATACACAGCCCCTTTATCTTGGGTCATGCGGCCCTCCGTATCAGGTACTAGACCCTTTGCCAAGCTTGCGCTTTAAGGGCACAGGCGAGCCGCGCCGATGAGGTGTGACCGGGACGGGTTGATTACCGGCGGGTGGCACAGTCGGCGTTGGCGGTATAGGATCGCTATTGCCGCCCGCCTCGGTATCGAGATACGAGTTATCTGTATCGCCTACGTTCGCGCCCATGACCATCGAGCCGATTGTAGTCTCAGCCTCTTCCTCGATTTGGTCATTTTCCTCATCGAAGGTCATCTCGGTCATGTCGTTCAATTGCATCATGCGATGCATTGACTTGAGCGATAATGGGAGACCAAGCTGCTTGGCTTGCATGAAGGCAAGCAGCGCGGCACCAGCGACATTCTGATCCGCAAAATCTGTCTGCGGCGTAACTGATACTTCATCCGGGTCCTCGCCGACCCATGTAGCGCACAGTTTGAGCGCTTGCTCCAATCCCGCACCAGCCGATTGCGCGACTGCCGAGATCGTGGTCGTGCGCGCGGCGACACGAATGCGCAGCGCTTCGCCTGACTCACCACGGGCATTGCCTACGTCCATGAACGCGACACCTGCGGCGGCGGCGGCGTCCATGTCGGTCTTGAGTGATTGCCGCATCTCGCCCAAGCCCGTAGCAGATACACCGATGTACTCCGCGCTGCTACCTATTTTCAACCAGATGAGGCCCTTGGCCCCAACACGCAATTGCGTATCCGTATCGCCAGCGGGGCCGACGACGACGAGAGTATTCTGGCCCTGCATGAAAAGTGTCTGCCGGTAATCCGCTTCGGCCCGGTAGATCGTGAGACACAAGTTGCTGAGCCCAAGCAACGGTGGCATGTCTGGTTGCGGCACGAGATCGTTGCAGCCGATAAAAACGAACGGGACTTCATTAAGCTGTCGGCCAGCGATCTGCGGGAAAATAAAATCGCTCGGGATCGGCATCGACATATCGTTGACTTTTACGCAGACCGAGAAATTGTCCTCGGGGCTCGGCCGCGTCCAACCACTTTCGAGTGACTCAGGGATACCCCGTGTCAGAATTCTATGCTTCCTTTCTGACACCCAGGTGAAACCCTCGCGCTGAAAACCGCTCTCGTCGAGCACGACAAGTTCAAGCTGATTGCGGCCCTCGTCCTCACGCCCAGCATCCCAATTGATGATCCGCTGGGGATCATAGAACGAGAGATATGGTAGCGCCGTATAGGGGTCAGCGCCGGTCGGTGCGTCCACCAACAAACCGCAACGCCCATAAACAAGTTGTGCCTCATTGATGCGACGCATGAGCATTTGCAGCCCCTCACCTTGAATGGTGGCTTTATCCACCATCGGGGCAAGCTTCGGCGGCAACTTGATAACGGCGGGTTTCATGTGGAGCATTCCCACCATCGCTTTAACAGCGTCGCGGAAATGATCGTGGAAATATGCGCGTGTGAGATAGCCTTCGTAGTCCTTCCAGCCGGGTGCACTCGGTGTAGTCATTCCATCTTGTAACATAGCTTCGGTAGCTGGGAGGTAATCCAATCTTTTTCTCTTGATTTCTTTTTCCCCTTCATAGACATCATGAAGCTGTATCCAATTCCCTAGCTGAGAAATGAAATCGGGGTGCTTATCATCTATTCCCACTAGAGCCTCCTATCATAGAAGTCTGCGAGCTTCCGAAGTTCATCCGGCGTCGCGTCTCGCTTCAACACGTTCGCTCGGGCACTCACAATAAAAACATTCCCGATAACATATCCAAGTTCGTTCTTTATACGATCAAGAGTCGCGGTATCAGGAGCATTCTTTCTGGATTAGCAACACGCCTACTCGCAAGATGGTACCTTCCCTGTTGATTTTAGGCGAATACGCCATCGACACCGCCCTCTTTAGCTTTGTTTGAAGCCTCGGCGACCTTCGCCGCTGAGCACCCCATTCCACGAGACGGCTTCAACTCCGCCACTTTGCTTTTCTGGATTAGGGCCAGTTCCTATATTTTCACTATCATACCGCTCGGACGCACTACGCTTAGGTCCGTAGTTCATCCTTGCTTGTGCAGGCTCCGGATAGCCGTCCTCGCCAATTCGAATTGTGTGAATTCTCTCGCCCATGGCGGTTCCCCAAAAACGGCTATTAACCACATCTATGCCTCAGCCGCAACAGGTTCAAATTCGACGGCTGACCATTGGCTGATATTCGAACCGCAAGGCATATCTGCAACAATCCCCACAATTCGCGACGAGGATGCCGCCCTCAATCGAAAATGTGTGATTGGTCGGAACAGTCAAGCAATATACGTCACGTCGCTCTTGCAAGTTTTCGACGCCGACGCAACGCACGCGCTTTACAATTCGGGTGGCAAAATTTTGCAAAACCACTGGCGTATCGAGGCGTGGAAAAGGTCGCTCCGCAATGCTGGCAATTAAGCGATACGCAATCTGCAACACGCTCCCGCATGAACTTTTTAGAATGCTCCGAGTGCCATTGACGGCCCTCGTCGGTTCTGTGCCAAGCTGCGGCAGCGGCCTGAGCAAGTGGGAGATATTGCCGCCCTCTTTCTCCAGACTCCGCCCCATGCCGATCCCTGCCATGCTCAACAGCGGTGAGGCATTCCAGATCATTTGGTCCATTTTGGGCGCGAGTATGTTTGTGGTGAATGTGGTGGCCCGCTGGTATAGGTCCCTTGTGATACTCCCACACGCGAATATGGAGGCGACTGCCTTTGTGCTGAAAGTATTTGCCGCAGAGGTAGTAGCGGACTCCTTCAAATTCCTGGATCGTTTGGCTGATAATGATCGGCTGCACAGGACTTCCTTTCCGAGTAAGTCTTTTGCGTACCACCATTCATCTAAATCTACAAGGAATTTATGATCCGGTGTGCATTCCACAGTCCGTCCATCATTAAACGTCAATCGCACAACGTGTGCTTCTCGCTGAATTAGTCGGGGGTTACAGTATGGCTCAATACGGTCTAATGAATGTAGCCGCCCCGATACAGGTAACTTCTCGATTGCAATAGAGCCCTCTTCTGTATCCACCATAGTCCCGGCAACAAAACAATGGTCCTCACAATTCTTTGGACAGTCGTCCACCTGCGCTTCGTCGCGCGGCAAGACCGGGACTGTCCGCAGCCATGCGTGGCATTCAGATGAAACGAAAAGCCCCGGCCGCTCGCGACCAACGCCTTCAAGCGGCACCGTAGCGTCCAAACGTTCCCGCAACTGATCCCAACCCAGCGCGCGAGAATTTTTTCCTTTATCCGCGTGCTCCCATATGATCCCTCGATATTTGCGGCTGTTCAAGTGAACGGGTTTTTCAAAGTCCGCCGAGATGTGGACTCCATTCACATCGTCAAAAATTCCGGTATCCGCCGGTCCTGATTTGACACGGCTTTTACCCCCGGCGGGGGGTTGCCAGCCCCACTCGATCTCGCGTGCGACAATACCCTTGGCAATTTCGGGCGCTAGAATTTCCATGCCTTCGTTTGGTTTGCCCGACGAACCATACCATTCCCGGACCAAAAAAAGATCGCCCCGTCGAGTCGATCTTACCTTACCATTTACCAAGGTAATATCGTTGCCATTGCTCAAAGCGTACCACTGGACAACGAACGGTGCTGAATACCCGTGATCATAAGCTCTGAAAATTGTCCAATCATCTGGGATCGTTTGCGGCGACAGCCCTTCCAGAACAGCAAATTTCTTCGCCTTCGCCCAAACGTTATCGAGAAGGCCGCCTGCCGTGATGTCCCAATCACCATCGAGCCACGCCCGCTCCAAATCTTTGCTCTTGGCGCTGGCTTTCAGATTGTCCACATATCTTGGATTGCTCCTGAGTAGGAGTTTATTTTCCAGGATGTGTCCATGGAATACACGGCGATCCGGTTCTTGAATACCGTTCTCATCGACCTCGCCTGGGATGAGCGGCCCCATGACCGCGCCGTCTGGATTTGCCATGGACTTCGCATTTGGGATTGGCAAATTGAACCGGCTCTTGATGAGATTGTGAGAGGGTCCGTAGGGGTTGGTCGTCGAACGTATCATCAAAGGAATACCAGGGACCGGAGATCGCAAGCAAGAGAACATGAGCTTGTAGCAATCCAAATTTGGCCACGTCACAAGTTCTTCAAATCCAATGAATGTGAACTCCTGGCCTTGGTACTCATGGAAATCAACAGGTTCGGAGAGATGCGATAGATAGAGTGTCTCCCCGCTAGGAAACGTCCAACGATATTTTACTTCGTTGTATTCGGAGCTGGGCCAAATCCGGGGTATCCAACGCTTCGTCCGGTCAATGAATTCCCGCAACATCGGATGCGTCTGCCGCAGAATGATACCTTTCCAGGCTCCGCCCCATCCGCGACCGACATGCTGTAAATATGAAAAAAGCAAAGCATCCGACTTGCCGCATCCACCGCGCGTCCCGACAAATATGACTTCAAGCTCGGTAGCCGATAGAAACGCAGCTTGCGACCCGGCTTGCGGGGCCCAAATACACTCCATCTCGTTCCCGAATGCGTCGAGAATAATTGGAACGTATTCAGTGCCATTGAACCGCCATCGATAGACTGTCGGGAAACTCATGACTTCTTCTCCGGGGGTGGCGGCAGCGCTTCAAACTCCACATCGACTATTTTCTGGCCGCCACCGAAAGTTTTTTCGAGTTGGTCAGGAGTCAGTGGCGCGCTGACGACAACAATTCCTCCCTTATGCTCGTGCTCGACCTGTACCTTGGTGCCGTACTGCTTCGGACGAACATGCGTTAAAATCCAGCGTGTCATCTCAGCTTGCACTGCCCCACCAACAGGCCGTGTTTCAGGAACAGGGCTTCCATCCTTATCCAACAGATATGCGTCTGCTCCTTTCAGCCCAAAGGATAGAAGAACCGGATCAGATTTATATACGACTCGACCGTGATGTTCGAGAACTTCGCGTGCCGCGCCAAGAGCGAGATCGTTAGCATGTTGTTGATGCCTGTCGTAGCCCGCGTCAATCGCGTCCTCATATAGAATGTGGAAGCGTTCGGCGTGGCCATCTTTGACTTCAACATCAAACATATCCCCCGCGCGCCCCTCTTGGCTGCGTTTTAGGCAATACCGGAGCATGGTACGGGATATGCCCACTTTCCTACAGATGACGGCCTCCGCCGGAACATCTGCTGCGGCAGCGATGATACTTTTGAGGTATTGAGGGGAGTATTTCCGAGTGGCGATACCTTGCTTCGGATTGTTATCTGCCGTGGCGGCGCGTTTGTAGGCGTCTCGACCTCCAGCCATCTGACACTTGAGACGTTCGCATCGCTCGATGCATCCGCACTTCGGCCAACTCGGTTTATTCGCAGCCATGCCGCGTCTCCTTTTTGCACCTCACAAGCCAGCTTGTGTGCTCGATCATTCGAGCTAGGCGTCTTTTATCAATTGCGCGATCTCCGCAAGGGTCTCGCGAACTTCCAAAGGCTCACAATTGTCGAAGCTCACAAGGGTATGCCCGAACGGCGGCACCGCGCGCCGACCGGCGATGTGAACGATCTGAATAAAATAAGGTTTGCCTGTGAGATCGTGCAGGACAACCATCGGAGCAAACACCATGAATGCCTCGTAAAGTTAGTCATCTGGCGACCTCAAAGGTCGGATTGCCCCTTAAAAGAGGCGAAGCGGAAGCGTGCGTACCGATTGATGGCTGGCCCATGTGCGGCGCAACAACCGGGTTAGCCTGCCATGGTCCGCCGACCGGCGGGCTCGCTGGGGCCGCAGGAGGCGGCGGAGCCCCACCAGGAGGCGGAGCGGCTCCGACTGCTGTACCCTTGGCACTCGCACTCCCAAGCGTCAGGGCCCCTGGCATGGGAGCTGCGGGGGCAGACGGCGGGGCGTCGCCGCCGGTCTGATCAGGCATTCCGAACGACATGGTTCGACTCCGATGCTGGCGACATTGGGAAGTGGCGCACTGGTCCACATGCCCCGAGCATTAGGGCCAAGATCACGAGCGCGACGGCCCTCATATTCCTACCTTGCGAGCAGTGGGTTGCCGGGCGCGCGCCGACGCCATGCCAACGGCATCAGGAACATTCCCTGACGGAAGTATTCGCGTTTGATCGACCACGACCACTTGCGGGTTGGGGAAAAGATCGACGCTCAGTGCGCTACGGGTTGGGTTGCCCAAGTCCGTGTCCGAACTTGCGCCCATGTAGCCGTTCTGACCGTAGCCGGTTTTCCTGTTGTCCGAAGGCGCCTTCACATCAGACGCAAACGACGGCATCTTTGAACCAATGATATCAACTGCCATTTTAAGCCTCCTCAAATTACCACGGGTATTCGCTCGAACCCGTTTCCGTTGCGGGATTGCGCCCGGTTGCGCCGGAATGAACAGCGACCGGAACCGACTTCGCGCCACCTTGCGCGAGCGCGCCAGCGGCGTTTTTATCAGACACCTGCTGACCAAATTCTGCGGCAGTCTGTGGCTCCGTTGCCATTCCACCACCCTTTCGCGCGGCTATAGCCGCCTCTCGTGCTGCGTCAGACCACATCTTAGCCTCCTTTAAGGTTTGTACATACCTCTTTCTTGATTTTCGATCTCGGGCGACTCACCGCGAGACTTGCCGCTGGCCGACAGTGGATGACCGCCAGTTTCAGCGGCGTTCACGTTTGTCTCGCCGTCCGGCGCGGCATAGTTGGCGTCGCGTGCGGTTCGAAACAAGCCGGGCGCGAGACCTGGGTGGACCGGGACATCACCCTTTTCGGCGGGCGCTTCATCCTTGAGTCCGTAGTGCATCATCTTCGCCGATTTGATCGGGTCTGGAAAGTTGTTCCGGTTCGCCGCGTTCGAGCTTGACCATTGCGAGGCCGCTCCCATGAAGGCTACAGTGCCGCCTGGAGCGGTGCCGCCCTCATTGGCGAGATCGTCCTCTTGCGGCTGAGTTGGCTTCGTCGAGTTGGGTCCAGAATATCCGGTTCCACGTGTCATGCTATCCCCACCAAATGAGCCATCAGATCGACTAATGCGAGCGCACCCAAGACCCCGAGGAAATGCGCCAGATGAATAAGCGTTTTTCCGACTTCTGCTAATCCTGCGTGTTCGCCCGAAGCCGCCGCGCCGATGCCTTCACCGATAAGCCGTGATGTGGGCTCCGGATCGTAGCTCTTAAGCTCCCCGAGAGAGCGGCCTTCGCCGCTTTCGTTCTTCACGAACGCTTTAATCAAGCTGGGGACCGATTGCCGAATTCCTTCTTGATGTGCCGCCCGCCACGATGTGACAGCCGCTTGGCCGCCTTTAGAATTGCTACCGTGACCTTGCGCGTCTTTCATTTCAAATCCCGCCGAGCACAAACACGATCAAGAGGATGATCAGAATAAGACCGAGACCCCCACCAAGACCGCGACCGCCGCCAGCGTAAAATCCACCGCCGCCGAACAACAGAACAAGTACGATAATCAAAAGGATCAAGCCCATGTCAGCCACCACTTCATAAACTTCGCCAACTTCGTCGGCTTCGTCACCGGCTTCGTCGGTTTCGTCGGTTTCACTTTAATCACTTTTTTACGGGGTGCGCGCGCTGTCATTTTGATGCCCTACTTTTCGGATGCCCCTGCCCCAATGTAAGTGCAGCACTTTCATCAGTGATCTGTTGGCCATAGCCCCCGCGCCGCTTTCGGCGCTTGGAGGGGTATGGTCCGAAATTTCCCTTCGGAACGATCACGTCCGCGACCGTCGTCGAGCCACTTGCCACGTTGGCCATCAATCATCTCCGCCTTGCGCCAAGTATTGCCCGGCTGCGTTCCCACCTTTTTGAACATTGTCGCGTGGATGTTGCAGCGTGCGATTACCGAGCGGCGTCAGCATCGAATCAATTTGGTAGACGCCGGTTTGATGCGCAATTCCACCACCGTTGCCGTTGCTGCCGTGCCCTCTTGCGTCTTTCATCACATGCCTCGTCCAATCCCCGTCGGATCGTGTTGCGCAGCGTCGCCGCCGTATCCCTGTTTATCTGATCCTTCGGTAGCGACTTGCGCCGGATGAATAGGAACGTTCTTCGTTCCGTCGGCAATTTGTTTCACGTCATCCGCAAGATCGTTGTGCATTGTAGCCGCAGCGACTTTCGGTGAGACAAGATTGAAGCCCGGCGCGAGATTAGTCTCCGCACCGAGCGTATTTTCACGCGCACCATGGAAGGCGCGCATAGCACGTTAGCTCCGGGACGGCGCTTTGCCGCTATCGGTAAGTGCAGTTCCCTTCGCGGGGAGATTGCTCGAACCTGAAAGGATCGCTTCGCCCAGGACCTTGCCACCGATATTGGCGTCGAGCGTCTTGCCTGTCTTGGCTGAGTCGGTCATGTCGGGCGCAGCACCCTTCATACCCCAACGATTGAAGAGAATTTGCGACTGACGATGCAAAGTCTTACCCTTCGGCTCCGGCGACATAACGTCGGCCGGATCGGCATCGGGACCCGTACCAGGATTGGCTGGACCAGCATACGAAAGGCTGGTCTGATCCTTCATGGTATCCTTGATCGGAAATTTGGTTTGCGTGCGCTTGGCAGCGCCGCTCCGGGCGTCGAACTTCGTTTGATCAACCCGCGATCCATCAGGACCCGCGCCTAATCCACTGCCCTTGACTGCCATGGGAATATCCTCCGAGAATGAAATTCTTCGGAGGCACCTTAGCCGCGTCCGTTAACCAAAGCAACCCGGTAAATTTCGAGCTTACGCGTAGGGGTCGGAACCGCCTTTGCGCGCGAGCCCTTCGGCCCCGCTATCTTGATCCTTCATGCCCCACTTGACCGGGACGCGCTTTGATTTCGGGCCGCCCTGCGCGAGCACGGTCGCCGCATGCTGATCGTTCTCGACCGGCTGGCCGCCCGAGCAATCGCAATCGAATTTGTCTTTGATCATAGCACTCTCCCAGGATTTTTACATGATAACATCGATTGCATTATGAAAGCAACCCGGTGTTAGTGAAGCCGAAACTCGCTACTTATGGCGCGGATTTCGGTAGGTTTTATCAAGCGCTCATGCGCGACCGTGACCGAGTGTAATGGACCGTCGAGCTTGGCCAACCAAAAATCCAGGAACTTGTGTAACTGAGGAAACACTGGACAGAAATCATACTCTTGCCAGATATAGCTTTGAAGCAACCAAAGATGGTCAGGCCGACGATAGAGAATGCTGGCCGTAGTCAGTCCGTAGCCATCCTTCATTAGCCTCTACCTCTTCGGCCGGGCGCTCGTCTTTGGCGCACTCGGCGTCTTTGTCACGCTGCCCTTATCGGCCTTGAGCGAGATTTCGAGCGTGTTATTCTGCGGTTTCGCCTTAGCCTGTTGCTCGGCGACGGCGACGGCAGTCGGCAATTTCGGCGGTGGCGGCTTCGGACCGATCCATGCGGTGCGGCCGTCTTTGGTCCCGAGCTTCGCGCCGTGCAGGCCAATGAAGCGAGCGACCGTCACGCTTGAAGCGCGCGGCCCGACTCTGCCCCGCATGTGGCCTTTGTGGTCGTAGATCGGGATATGGTGTTCGCCGACTTCGCCCGGCTTCAATTCTTTCTTCATGTGTATAGCCCTGCCTTTATCATCGAAACAAGTGGCTGAGTGATCCCGAATTCCGCTGCTATCTCGCGCTGTAATCCCGGTAGCCGTTCTAATCTGCCGTCGCTGGACTTCGGTCAATTTTGACAACGGATGATCCGCTCCTGCTTTTCGTATTCCGCGTCGGTATGTACCATGCTGCGCCTTATCTTGTTCATTTTCAACCGGCGTTTTCCAAGACAGGTTACGCGCTGAGTTGTTTTAGTTTCTTTCCGTCGTGATGCGCCGCTTCATGTTTAACCGTTGGGGCGCGTCCGTGAAATGCAGCCGGCAGTCCGCGTCATGTACCACTGCCACCTGTCTTTATCCCGGTCTTATTCTTCACATCCCAAATCTCTTTTTGATTGCGCGCTATGCCAGAGGCAATCGCTGTCTTGCGATCCTTGATATTCTCGGACGGATCGAGTGAAAGCTTGTGCGTGTCGGGATCGAGCCAGCCACCGACATGCATATTCGGGTTGCCACTGAAAACGTCCGCGTTCTTCGCGGTGAACGCGTCAATGATGGCACGACCGCCGGGCCCGGATAACGCAGCGGGATCGACATCCTGTGTACGGCTTGGCAGGGCAACCATGTGACCGTCTGTCGGTTGACTGCCGCCCGGTGTGATAGAGAAGCCTTCGCCGGGCTTCGTGCTACTGATGACTTTCATCGCCGCGTCGTTGACCCGGGGCGCAGGCTTGCCGACCTGATCGACTCCACTAGAATGTGCGCCGCGTGCGTTGCTGCCGTGACCTTTTGCATCTTTGCTCATTTGCTCGCTGCCTTTGCTGGGCGGTTCGGGTCCAGGCTCCCACTGTCCTGGTTCTCGTCCCACTGAGTTTTACCATGCGCTAACATAGCACCCTGCAATGTTTGCCGCTCCCAGCGGGATATGTCAAGCAAGGTATCGTCGTCGGCATTCCGAATTATCCGAGGAAGCGCGTCAAGCGTGCCCGCCTGATGCGCCGCGTGTGCTTCGCTACCGTGACCGCCTGCGTCCTTCAATTGCCCCCAATAGCTCGCGCGTCCAGTGAGATCGGCTTTGCTGCGAACCTCTCGGGACGACGCAGCTTTCCCTAGCGTCCTTTGTTGCGTGCTTATCCGGTTGACGCCCAATGGACGACACGAACCCGGCTCTCCCTCTACAGGACGCAGAGCACTCTGCGCGATCCACCGAAATGGACCTTATTCATCGCCGTTCTACCTTTCGGCGCGAACAGACGACGGAAACATGGTCTTTAGATACCCCCAATCAATCGGAGGCGATTGTCGGAACGGAGAAAAGCAAAATTCCAGGTGGCTGTCAAGCATTGGGCGTCAACCGGATAAGCATGCTTTGTTGGATACTGTTTTGACGATCCCGCCAAGCTAGCGCGGCGCGCGGCATATCACGCACGGCCTCGACGCTGGAAGGCGCATTTGCGCGCCTTGTCTAATCACGCCTTCGTGTAGCCCATATGAATGCCGTGCGGATTGCGTGCGGTAGGCTGGCCTTCGCCGCCTTCAATCGACTCCTGAGAGCGCCCCATCATGTCGTGCGTCGCGACCGGTGCCGACTTCGGGCCGCTCGCGAGCGTTGCCGCCGCGTGCTCGTTGGATGCGACCGGCTGGCCACCGGACGCTGGAATACCTGCAATCGGAGTACCGCGAGAGACAGACGCGGTGAGTGCGCTGCCGCCGCGACTTTCTGAACCGTGTCCGCCTTTGTCCTTCGCCATGACTTTACTCCGATGCCGCTTTGTTGTGGAGGTGTTTTCGCTTTCGTTGTTAGAAAAAAGATTAGGCGCATTTGCGCGCCTTGTCTAATCACGCCTTCGTGTAGCCCATATGAATGCCGTGCGGATTGCGTGCGGTAGGCTGGCCTTCGCCGCCTTCACCCGAGGCATCGATTGGATTGCTGTTGATGCTACCGCGAAGCGACTCGCGCGGCGTGTTGCGCGCGGCTTCTACGCCAGTTTGATGCGCGGCCGGATCAGATGGGGCACCTAAATCCGGGGCGGTAACTGCGGCTTGCCTAGCAGCCATGAATTGCTTTATCTGTGAACCAGATACTCCATGACCGCCATCCGGCGTAGGCCCTGCAAATCCTTTGGCATAGCTTCCGCGCTTCGCATCCCAGCTTTGCTTTTGACCGCCACTGCGACCTTCCGAACCGTGACCTTTTGCATCCTTTGCCATCACCTGCCTCCGAGAAAATTCTTGATACCCTGCATGAGTCCGGTTTTGTGGCCTGCGCCAGTGGTCGCCATGCGCGAGCGCAGATCGGAAACGGTGCGCGCCGCATCGGAGGTGTGATCTCGATCCGACTTCATGCCCGCGCCGCCCTTTGATTTGAATTTTGACGCAACGCCGAATTGCAAACCTGATCCGACCGGCCGACTTACGCCGCCGCGACCGCCTTCGCTACCGTGTCCGCGTGCATCTTTTGCCATGACCATCTCCTATCACAACTTTCGTGTCCTACAAAGTACGCGATAGTTATGAGGTTAAAGGGGCGTTACTTGTTGTGGTAATTCGAGTCGTTCTCACCGAGCACAACGTCGGCGCGGTGCCGAACCTTGGCGGCTTCCGGTGGCGTGATGTTGCCCTTCGATAAGGATCGCCCGACGAGGCGCTTGGCAGCGACCGCGTGAGCTTTGTTCTCCACCGGAAAGCGTCCATCGGACAAAGCAAATTTGCTTGCGGGGATTGCCTTGCGGGCTTTCGTGGTAAGTGTAGCCATGGCGATTTCTCCTGAAAAATTCAGGAAGGGGGACCAGCCATGGTTTAGCGCAGACCGGAAAGCGGCGCAACCCGGTAAATTTAGTTGGCGGCTTTCGCAGCGGCAGCTTTCTCAGCCTGCATTTTCTTGACGTAAGCCATCCACGCCGCCGTATATCGCTGAACGATACCAGCCAGCACGTCACGCGTGACTGATTTCTGACTCGCTTGTCCATGACCAGGGAGCATGAACATTCGGAGGGAGAGCGGGATTTTGGTTCTGATCGGTCGCGCCCAAGGACGGCCCTGACTATTCAGCCGTTTCTTTGTTCGGCGGAAAGCTCGAAAGCATCTTCCAGATGTGTTGCTCATTTTGGGGACTTCCTTTTTTGCAGTTACGTCGAGAACGGATTATCGAGCGTATCTTCGTAAACCACTCTCTCAGCAGCCGCCCGAATACGCCGCCGGGCTTTGTGTCTCATCTTCCGCCGGAGTCGCCGGGCTTTCCGACTCCGGGTCTGTAAGAGGGGGCGTAGCATTCATCGCATCGATGAGATCGTGAATTTCCTGCGTAGCAAATCTCGCATCGGCCGTTGCCATTTGCGCTTGTCTGATCGTCTTTTTCACGCGCTTCAAAAGTTTTCGAACAGTCGCCATGTGATTGCCTCCTGTGTTTCGACCGAGACTTTCGCACGAACGCTCGCGAACCGCAATCCGGTATTATAAACTTTGGGCCGGATTATAACCCGTGCTTATCCGGTTGACGCCCAATGGACGACACGAACCCGGCTCTCCCTCTACAGGACGCAGAGCACTCTGCGCGATCCACCGAAATGGACCTTATTCATCGCCGTTCTACCTTTCGGCGCGAACAGACGACGGAAACATGGTCTTTAGATACCCCCAATCAATCGGAGGCGA